ACAATGATGGTGCTATGTCTATTTCTGATGTTAAGATAACGAGTTGTACAAGAAATAATTTCGGAAATAGTAGTTCTCCGGGGTCTGAAGTATCCATAGTCAACCCCGCCAGTCATTTAAATGATATGCTTACCTATCCGGCAGGCCACGGCAACACAGAAGATATAACACGAGAAGTTTATAGTGTTGAAATCGAAGTTCTGAATAATGAAGGGCCTGTAGAAGGTGCGTCTGTTACTTATTACCAGCAGGGCAGAACAGATACAGATAATGACGGTAATCTGGAGGAGGAAAGCTGGGGTTCATATAGTTTGGTTGGTTCAGAAACTACTGACGCAGACGGTCATACACCAGAAATAGACTTCACTTGGTCGAAGTGGGAAGGTACTGATGAAATTCAAACAGATTATAGATACAAAATCATAGTTACACACAGTAACCACGCAGAATATACTATTAAAGATTTGAGAATAAATTCTACCAATATACCGCTACAGTTACAGTTTGAAAGATATCATTCGTTACGCAGGGACGGTAGATTCCACCCGCCTTTATATAAACAGTCAGACTAACAACTGCTTAGCCGTTAGAAATTTAATAAAGGGACACAAAAATGAAAAAATACATAGTACTAATCATACTGGCAATAGCGGTTAGCTGTTTTGCTGCGAATGAGATTCAGTTTACTGGAACGGTGAACAGTGAATATTGCATCCGAATAATGGACGCAAATAACGCTTACGATTTTGACAATGACAACTGGAACATTTCGTCCAGTACCGACCCGAACGGTTTTTTAGATGCAACGGAAAGTTCACTGACTCCAGGATATTACTTAGCTGATATGCCGAGCGTGAGTCCAGGGACATATACCATTCTAATTTACGACAGCAATGCAGCTACGGTCAATGCTGCTACAGACTTTGACGGTGGGTTTAAGTATGACTGGAACGGTTCACAAGAGATTTCATTCTGGGAGATACTGAACAAGTCACTTAACGATATTTACAATTCAGGTTCTATGTACGAGTAAGCTATGGACTTTCAGACTCAAGAAATGTTAGCAATGTACGCAGACGGAATGAGCGTTGCTGATATAGCAGCGAAATTTGGCTGGAGTAGTCCGTCCGCTGTTTACGAGAAGTTTAAGGATTACCCACAGGATTATGAGGATGCGAAGAAACTCCTTGCCCAGAGACGTATTGCGAAGTACCGCAGGGTTGGTGCTTTGGGTGTTGATATAAGTTTAAAGACTTTGGAGTATTATCAGGAAATTCTTACGAGTGACGAATATAGTGAAGAAGAAAAACAAAAGGTAAGGGATAAGATTAAGGATATTAGTACTATTGCAGAGACCGCAGAGCGAAGGGCAGATTTAAGTGAAGATAAGCCCACTGAACATATTAATCATTCTGGTAATTCGGGGTTGAAGGTTATTTTGACAAGCGAAAGTGAAGATGAGTGACTTTTTTAAAGAAAAAATGAATTATTGCCCTATTTGTGGTCGCAAGGATTACTTGAGTATCCATAAATGTTCACCTACCTTTCTTAAAAATATGGAAAGAGGCAAGAAGGCAGCTGAAAAACGGTTAGAGAACTATGGTTCAATGAAACCTGTTTTGTGTTTTGGAAAACAATTAGATGATGGATTTAAATTAATGAATGTCGCATATGAGTGATTTCCAGATAAAACTTACTTCCAGGCAGAGTAAGGCTTGGCGTAGTTTAGCCCAGCCCAGAGATTCTGAACTCCTATATGGTGGAGCTAAGGGCGGGGGAAAAGCGACTGATATGGACTCAATTCTTTATACTCCGCACGGTGAAAAGAGAATGAGGGATATTAAGGTTGGGAGCTTAGTTGCTTGTCCAGATGGAACATATTCGCCAGTCATTGCTATTCATCCACAGGGCAAAAAACAGCTTTACAGAGTAACTTTTATTGACGGACGAAGTGTATTAGCTACTGATGAACATTTATGGTACGCTAAAATTGTAGGACGGAAAAACAAATTGAATAGAGAATTTTCAATTTATACTACATTGGAAATTATTGATTTATTAAAGAAAGCAAAGCAGTCAAAATCGACTATTACACCTAATATCCTTGTACCACTTACGAAGCCAGTTAATTTCACTCCTGTCACTAATAGATATTTAGTTCGTCACACAATAGACCCTTATACACTTGGTTTTTTACTTGGTGACGGTTGTTTTGTTGGAAGGTCAATTTCTTTCACGACTGCTGATGAAGAGATAGCAGAGTTTATTTCTAAAAAATATAATGTATCAAAACGTAAAGCGAAGTATCAGTATGGTATTAAGGATGGCGGTGAACTTCGTTCTAAATTAGATGCCTACGGTCTTTATGGTAAGAAGTCTGAAGATAAATTTATTCCAGAAAAATACAAAATAGCAGACATTGAAACAAGGCTGCAGTTAATACGTGGTTTATTTGATGCCGATAGTCATATAGATAACAGGGGACATATCGAATACACGACTGTAAGTAAACAATTATCCAGAGATGTACAATGGGTAGTTCGTAGTTTAGGTGGAAAAGCCACTATATCAGAAAAACAGGGGAGTTACGGCGATACAACTTGTCAAAAAGCATACAGGGTCTATGTAAATATTACAGGGAATTTACATAGATTGACAAGGAAAAGCATCCCCAAACCTTACAACGGTGGTAATGGTAACTTATGTAATAGGATAGTGTCTATTGAATATGAAAAAGAAGATTATGCACAATGTATTACATTACGAGACCCTAAAGGGCTTTATTTAACAGACGATTTTATTGTTACTCATAACAGCTATTTCGGCTGCACTTGGTGTTATGCACAGGCGTTACGTATTATTGAGGCTTGTGGTATTACCGAAGAAGAAAGTCATCCAATCCCGATAGGATTTATGGGAAGAAAACAGGGCAGGGACTTTACAGCAACGACTCTTGAAACGTGGAAAAGAGAAATACCGGCGGACAAATATGTAATTAAGGGTAATCCGGCAGAGATAATAATTGATAATAAAGTCAAAATTCATACTGGCGGGCTTGACCGGCAGGAAACAATTAATAAGTTTAATTCAGCAGAGTATTTTTTCTTCTTCATTGACCAGGCAGAAGAAACTACTAAAGACGATATTTCTGTATTACGTGGCTCGTTACGGGGTCAGATTAACGGACAGCATATACCGTATAAGGGACTGTTTACAGCGAACCCTGCACAGTGCTGGTTGAAAGAGGATTTCATTGATAACCCCAGTGAACGAAGGGTTTATATCCCGGCATTACCGACAGATAATCCTCATTTACCAGATAGGTACATAGATACATTAAAGGAAGCATTTCGACATCGCCCGGAATTACTAAGTGCTTACCTGGAAGGTGACTGGAATGGATTTGACGGTTCTGACCAGGTTATACACAGTAGCTGGATTCTGGCAGCGAAGAAACTTCAACTTAATCCACCGGTTACTAAACGATTCCTTGTATGCGATCCGGCAAGATTTGGCGATGACGAGACAGTGATTTATTTATTCGAGAATACCAGGATAAAAGATTCTATTATTTTCGGTAAAAAAGATACACATTATACATCCGGTAAACTCAATGTTTTGAGTATAGAAAACGGTGACATACCTATTATTGTTGATGGCGATGGTATCGGTGGTGGTATTATTGATAATCTTAATGCTTATGACAGGAATGTAATAGAGCATCGCGGTTCAGAGAAGGCGATAAATGATACTCGATATTATAACCGTAGAGCTGAGAGCTGGGATATTGTCGGTCAGATGTTTTGTGACGGCGATATTGATTACAATGCAGAAGATGAATTACTTGCTAATCAGCTTGCAACCCCGAAGTATAAATTCCGGAATGGTAAAATACTTCTGGAAAGCAAGGATGATATCAAGGAGCGGACTGGCAGGAGTCCGGATAGAGGGGACGCATTCGTAATGGCGATGGCGAATTACGACAAAATTGATTCCGTTAATTCTGAAAATTTGCATAGCTCTGTTACAGTACCGAGTTGGGTAGGTGCAGCTTAATATGATGAATAAAAGAGATATACAAAAACAGGCTACACAGTTCGTTTTACATTCACGCAATTCGACTAAGCTCCAAGAACAGCGGGATAGAGCAATAAAGAATCAGGATTTCTATCGCGGTCACCAGTGGACTAAAGAAGAATGGGAACGTTATAAGAATCAGGGTGTAAATCCTATTACTGTAAATCGCTGCCTTGCTCTGGTAAGAGTATTATCTGGTATGCAGCAGCAGAATAAACAGGAACTCCGGGTTAGACCACGTAAGGGTGCTACGGAATCAGCAGCTAATATCCATACTTCATTACTCCAGCATACAGAGGACTTATCTGATGCACAGAGTAAATATTCTAAAATGTTTGAACTTGCTACTTCGCAGGGTGAAGCATATCTCAAAGCAGTTATAGATAAAGAGCGTAATCCCAATGGACAGTTAATACTGGAGGCAAAAAGCCTAAGTGATGTGGACGTTGACCCTGACGCTAAAGAATATGATATAGATGAGACTGCTAAATATGTTGTTGAAAATTATTGGCTGGACAAAGATGTTGCCCAAATAAGATACCAGGAACTTGAAGGCAGGTTTGAAGGTGCTATGTCAATATTCCGGGATGACGATGACCCGAATGGGATAATGTCTTATCTTTACGATGACGATATTTCACTTGACGAGGAACGCAGGAAATATCGAATCAGAATGCGGGAAGTGTGGTGGAAAGAAGTTGTCGAAGGTTTATTAGTCATTGACCATCAGGAAAAATTAACAAAGGTTATAAGTGATAAGAAAAAGATTGCTGATATAAAGCGTAAAGCAAAGAAATCGACACGTTTTGAAATTGAACCAAGACCGACAAAAAAACTTCATAAGACCGTAATGGCGGGTACGGTAATGGTGGAGGATACAGTCAATCCTTTTGGTGACGAAGTGACAAGGTTTCCGTATTTCCGTTTTGCTCCGCACTGGGATGAAGGGTATGCGTTTGGTATTCTGGATAATGTTATATCGCTTAACCAGGAAGAAAACATTAATCGTACCCAGATGACTAAAATGCTCAACCAGACAGTTAATTCTGGTTATAAGGTCGGCGGTGGTTCACAGAAAAAGAAACAGGAACTTGCCAACTATGGTTCAGCGGACGGATTAGTTATAGATGTAAGTGACTACTCTAATATGGTTGAACGAATTCAACCTAACAAATTATCACCTGGACACGCCTATCAGGCAGAAATGTTCGAGCAAGACCAGAAACGTGTTTCAGGGCTTGATGACGCTATTCACGGTTACGAAGATGATAAGAACGAAAGCGGACGTGCTATATTCCTGAAGCAAAAGCAAGCACGTGTGGGTACAGAGCCGATATTCAGTAACTTTTATTATACCTTGAGGCTCTGGGGCAAGTTTGCGATAGACGTAATTCGCAAACAGCGGATATATACAGACGAAGAAATCAAGGAAGTGGTTTCTGAATCTGCCTTACTCGATGACAAAATGCTGCAAAAGGCAAAGAATCAGTTAGTAAGCAAGATTGGCACAGACTTGCCTCAACCTATGCAGCCTCAAACTAAGCCTGAACAGGTTTTGCAGATGGCACGTCCGGAAGATAAGCCACAGGTATTGCAGACAATCAAAACTGGAGTACAGGCAGCTCAGATGTATCTTGAAAAATATCCGCAATTGAAAGAGAAATGGAACGAAATTATAAAGTTCCGTGCAATAGAAATGCTTATGGAGCAGTTAAGAGATGATAATATCCGGGAATATGGTATCAAAGTCACATTGTCACCTGAAGCACCGACCGTTCGAATGAGTAACCTTATTGAAATGGATTCGATACAAGAGAAATATGGAATAATACCGCCTGATGTTTATATCGATGCAACAGATTTACCGAATAAAGACGAAATAAAGTCCAGGATACAGCAACAGCAGAATCAGGCACAACAGCAACAACCACAGCAAGCCCAAACAGGTTAATTTAAAATAGAAAGGAATTATTATGGCAAAAACAAAAGAACAAGAAGCTTAAGAACAAAGAAAACAAACAGAAAGAGACAAAGCTAACGAAGATAATAAAATCCAAGAAAGAGCAAGTGACGCTGCAAAAGGTAAACGAAAGCCTTGGAAAGACAAAGAAGGACGCAAACACAAAGCAAATTGCAACGCACATCCGGACAAAAAGATTCGTGGCAAGTGTGATTGTGGAGCAATGTTGAAATGAGAGTAATATTAGGGATACCATCTGGAAACAGGGTCAATAGGCTTGTGAAACTTATGCTGAGGTGGCGTAAGGTCACGGACTTTGAGATTGCTCTCTATACCTGGGATGATGAAACGTCTAAAGCTGTGAATCCGGATCATCTTTTTAAAG